ATAACTGACAAATGAAACCTCTAGGCTTGAAAGGAACGTATGAGTCGCTGATGAGTGCTAATGGCACTGCTCAGCATCTACTACTTTCAATCTGGGGCATTGTAGCCGCTGGAGGTTTCTACGCTGTTGGCATTAACAATCTTCATTTAGTTGCGTGGGTGCTAGCATCTCTTCTAGTCGTCTACACAACTATCTGGAGAGGTAAGTGGTGTTTGTTGTGGGCGCTGAGACTTGACGTAATCATCTCGTTTATTGTCTTAGCAGAGTATTTATGGATTGAGTGGGACACAGGCATAAACACCCTAGTCTTCTTTCTAGGTAGGTTAGCGGCTGGTGGCATACTGTGTCTACACGGCCTCTACCTAGCCAACCTAGTAAGCAGACAGATGTTGGAGTATAAGGTCTTTGTAGAACAGGAGGCTACTGATGGAGCTAAATGATGTAATGCCTTTGTTAGTAGCTTTAGTAGGTGCTTCAGGCTTGTGGGCGTTCCTGTCCAAGAAGTCTGAACACAGCCACCAAGAAGCACTCATTGAAAGGCAAGAACGAGCAGAGTTTAACGAAACACTAAAGATGCAGGTAGAGCGTTTGTCAAACAAGATTGATATGCTGACAAGTGACAAGGAAGAGTTGCTGAAGGAAATTGCATCCTTACGCGCTGACTTAGGCGAAGCCAAAGCAACCATCAAGCATCTTGAGTCTATGTTGATGTCAAGGAAGTAATATGTGGCAAACCCTTATTGCACCTGTAGTTGAACTTGTTGGAGGACACCTCAAGCGTAAGGCTGAGGAGAAGCAAGCTGTACATGAAAGAAAGCTGGAGATTATTAAGAGTGAATCTGACTGGGAAACTACAATGGCTCAAGGGTCACAAACGTCTTTTAAAGACGAGTGGTTTACTTTGTTGTTTAGTGTTCCTCTTGTCATGGCTTTCATACCAGAAGCTGTTGGCTACGTACAGCAAGGCTTTGCCGTTTTAGAGGGTATGCCTGAGTGGTACAAAGCATTCTTAGGTGCTGCTGTTGCAGCTTCCTTTGGAATAAGAACACTAACTAAGTGGGGTGGTAAGTAATGGAGATAGTTCAGGGACTGTTTAGGGACATGCTTCCGCCAACTATGCAGGACGGAGGTGGTAGAGGAGGCATAAACATTCCAATGCGCCCTCAAGTTCCTCAGCTCACACCGCAACAACAAATTCCTATGATGCTACAGCAGGAAAGACAACAGCCTCAGATACGGCCTTTGGCTGAACAACCTCGACCTGTTATGCAGCAGACTCAAGAATTGACTGGGATAAATGACCCTCAGGAAGTTAAATTAGACCTTAGTAGTTTAAAAGTACCTACAGGAATTGACTTATCAGGGATTGCTGGTGGTATGTTAAACATGGGTCAACAACAGGCCCAACAACCAGCTGACTTTGCTAATATTTATAACCAATACTCAAGTTTCCTAGGTGGAGTCCAAAGCGGCAACACCGCTAAAAAAGTAAACCGTAGAGACGACATTTACAATAACTTTTTTCAACAACAAGGGGTTGGTCAGTTTCAAGGGAACACAGCGGACCTGAGAGCCTCTGTAGGGCTTTCTGACGTATTTTCTGTTTACGATAACCCTGAGGCACAGGTTACTGGGGAAAGCGTTCAGGCGGCCTATCAGGCCCTTACAGGCGGTGCTAGTCCTATAGAAGCTTTATCAGGTTACTATGGCTTTGAGTTTCAACCTGCCGTAAACGAAGGCGCTAATTATAAAAATGCCAGTAAGTATGGTGTCAACGAACAAACAATGTCTGAGTTTCATTCATTGGTTGAACCTATTTTACAAAAGTCAATTCCTTACATTCAAGCCACTCAGGGTCTAAATTACACAGACGCTCTTGAGTATGCTTACACTCATGACCCTATGGTTAATGCTCTGTATCAGGCATACGGTGTAGATCTTTACAGACAAACCAAAGACGGTTCTACTTACATTTTTGACCCTATCGCTGGTCAAGAGATTAGAACGCTAGAGGTTAAAGACGCTAAGTTTAAAGACTTTTTACCAGCTATTGCACTGTCCGTTGTAACAGCGGGTGCGGGTAGTTTAATCGGTGGAGCTATTGCAAATTCTACTGCTTTAGGCACTGCTTTAGGTACAGCTGGTTCAAATGCTCTTGGTAGTGCTATTGCTGGTATAGGGGCTGCAGCTGCTCAAGGAGCAAGAGGTTCTGACTTATTAACAGCAGGTGTTCTTAGCGGTCTAGGTGGATACGCTAAAGGTTTGAACGAAATAGCTTCAAACGCTGCTGTAGGTAGTCAGGCGGCTATTGACGCTGCTTCAAAAGCTGATATTTTTAATAACGTACTTAAAGTAGCCAATGCTGCTGACGCAATAGCCAATAAAGATTATTTTAAGCTTCTTAATATGGGCTTGGAAGCAGGGGGTTTTGATAGCTTTAACACCTTAACCGCCAACAAGCTAAATGAGCTAGGTGGAGCAGACGGAACACTCTTTGGTTTAAACGTTGACCAATTAGCTCCAGCAGTCAATGGCTTTGCTAAGGACATCCTTAGAGGAAAAGACTTTGAAGACGCTTTGAAAGGTGGTGTACTAGAGTATATCAAACAAGGAGGAGCTTTAGATCAGTTTAAACTTAAAGATTTTAACTTCCCTGATTTTGATTTTAATACCCCAGACGGAATTAAAGGCATAGAAGATTTTGTCAAAAACAACTGGAGTACGCTAAAAAATTCAAGCTTTGTTCAAGGGCTACGACAAGCGGGGCGGGAAATTGATGACACTGTTATTCAAGGTTTAATTGATCCTCTTAAAAACTTGGATCAAAAACTGGATGATCTTGTGGATACTCCAGACAGTATAAAAGACATTGAGGATATGTTAAAAAACCTTCCTCAGCAAATTGATGACCTAGTGGACACACCTGATTGGGTTAAAAACATTGAAGATTGGTTTAAAGGACTAGAGTTTCCCGATATTAACATAAACATTCCTTCCTTAGACGGCTTAGGTGCAGCCGTGGCTCAGCCAACTATGGGAGACTTTGAATTAAGCAGTATTGACGCTGAGGTAGAATCGGTCAAACCTTCGGAGCTTTTTGCTCAAAAAGATTACTTAGCGGGGTTATTGGACTAAATTATGACATACTTACAATTAGTAAACAAAGTCTTAACCAGACTGCGTGAGGATACTGTGTCAACAGTAAGTCAAAACACTTACTCAGCTCTTGTAGGTGAGTTTGTAAATGACGCTAAACGTCTTGTTGAGGACGCTTGGGACTGGTCAGCACTACGTACCACTTTGACTGTCACAACAACAGCAGATATATTTAACTACTCACTTACTGGTAGTGGTAATCGTATTGAGTTGCTTGACGTTATTAATGACTCCTCTAACTTCTTTATGAAGTACAGAGACTCACATTGGTTTAACAAAACATTCCTTGTGGATGAACCTGCTTCAGGCTCTCCAATGTACTACGGTTTCAACGGTGTTGATGTCAACGGTGATACTGCTGTTGACTTGTCTCCAATTCCTGATGCAGCTTACTCCTTGAGATTCAACTGTATCCTTAGAACGCCTGAGTTGTCTGCTGACACTGATGAGGTAAGTATACCCACTCTACCTATTATTCACTTAGCGGTAGCGTTAGCTGTAGCTGAAAGAGGCGAAGCTGGTGGTCAGAGTGCTGCTGAACTATTTGGCGTTGCTGATAAAATGCTTAGTGACGCTATTTCGTTAGACGCTGGAAAACATCCTGAAGAACTAGTCTATCAGGCGGTATAATATATGCCACAACAAAGACAGAACATAACGATTGCTGCACCAGCATTCAAAGGATTGAACACGCAAGACTCACCTCTTACGTCTGATCCTTCGTTTGCTGCTGTAGCTGATAACTGCGTCATTGACCAGTACGGACGGATAGGCGCTCGTAAGGGCTTTGACGTTATAACAACAGATGCTACTCCGATAGGCTCTACAGAGATAACAGCATTAGGTTACTTTGAAGATGCTAGCGGTAACGAGGAAGTGTTTAGTGCTGCTAATAACAAGATCTTTAAAGGCACTACCACGCTAACTGACATTACTCCAGCATCCTATACCATCACTGCTAACGATTGGAAGATGGTAGCGTTCAATAACAAGATGTACTTCTTTCAGCGTGGATATGAACCTTTAGTGTACGACAACGCTGGTGGCCTTGTTAAGATGACCAGTCACCCTAATTCTGTAGGGACGCCTCTACAAGCTAATGAAGTTATTGGGGCATACGGTAGGCTGTGGTGTGCTGACTTGTCAACTGATAAGCAAACTGTCTACTGGTCAGACTTGTTAATTGGTGAAGCATGGTCAGGCGGTACTAGCGGCTCTATCAACATCTCTAAAGTATGGCCTGATGGTTATGACGAGATTGTAGCGTTAGCTGCGTACAACGGCTTCCTCATCATCTTTGGACGTAACTCAACTGTTGTCTACAGTGGTGCTGAGTCTCCAGCAACAATGCAGCTATCTGACACTATAGGTGGTCTTGGTTGCATAGAGCGTGACAGTGTGCAGTACACTGGTAGTGACTTGCTGTTCTTGTCGCACATCGGCTTACACAGTTTTGGACGTACAATACAAGAGAAGTCAATGCCTACGCGAGACATTAGCAAGAACGTACGTAATGACTTTATGAGTTTAGTGTCAGGAAACACGGCAGGTGTCAAGTCTGTGTTCTCTCCAGAGAATGCGTTCTACTTAATCACGCTACCTACTGAAGACGTTACCTTCTGCTTTGATATGCGAGGTCCCTTAGAGGACGGCAGTCATCGTGTAACTCGTTGGACAGGCTCTCCGTTTGCTTGTTTTACTAGAAAGTCAGACGGTACGCTGTTAGCTGGGAACGCTAGTGGTGTTGGCGAATACTCAGGATATAACGACAACGGAAATAGCTATACCTTACGTTACTTCAGCAACCCCCTGTCATTTGGTGACTCTTCTCGCCTTAAGATGCTTAAAAAAATAGTACCAACTGTTATTGCGGGTAGTGATACTCTAGTTAAAGTTAAATGGGGATATGATTTTTCACAGTCTTTCTCCACAGACTTTGTACAATTACCAACTATTGTACCAGCAGAGTACGGTATAGGTGAATATGGAATTGCGGAATACTCCGCTACTAACGAAGAAATTCTAAAGAAAGCTATTAACACTACAGGTAACGGTACTGTTATTACTGTAGGTGTTGAGGTTGATGTGGATGGACAACCATTCTCTCTTCAGGAGTTTAACATTCAAGCATTACTTGGAAGGATGATCTAATGAGCAACTACACTAAATTAGTCAACTTCGCAGCTAAGGACTCACTGCCTAGCGGTGATGCTAATAAGCTCGTGAAGGGTACTGAGATTAACACTGAACTAGCTAACATACAAACTGCTGTCAATAGTAAAGCAGACACAGCGTCTCCCACGTTCACTGGGACAGTCACTGCTGCTACTGTTACTGTTACAGGTACGCTTACAGCAGGTACTATTGACGGAGGTACTTACTAATGGCAAGTCCAAATTATGTATATAATCCACAAACAGGTATTTTAAAAGCCGGTAGTTCTTCTATCAACATTAGTGATAATCCTAGATATACCTATGATCCTGCTCGACAGATTATTCTAAAGGAAGACGGAACACCTTTAGTTTCAAATTTAAAAATCAGTACCGCTCAACCAGCAATACCCAAAACACCGTTAGCTCCTATAAACGAGACACCACAAACACCTCCTTCAAAAACTGACGGCGGACAATACGGGACATTTTTACCACAGAGCATAAACAATAATCAGTTTCAGTTTAATCCTAATATTTCAGCAGGTTCCTCCACCCCGTCTACAGGTGCTATCCTAGGTGGCTTGGGGGCCGTTGGTCTTGGTGGTCTTTTTGGTGGTGCTTCAGGAGCCTCTGGTATTCTTGGTAGTCTGGCTAATCTGTACGGAAGCTATCAACAATCCCAAGCACAACAAAACATTAACCAAGGCTTAGCTCAAGGCTATGGGGCGTTATCTAATCAACTTCAACAAAATGTTCAGTTTAAACCTTTTACTGTAACAGGCTCCACTGGTGGTGTAGATACAGGTTACGATGCTCAAGGGAACTTACAGACTCAATATAACCTAGGTCCTCAAGGACAAGCGATACAACAAGCAGGTCTTGGTGGTGCAGGTCAGTTCCTTGGACAAGCTGGTAATATTGATCCAACTTTGGCAGCACAAAGAGGAACTTTAGGACAGTTCTTTGGCTCACAAGCCCAACAGCTAGGACAGCCCACAGGCATTGAAGGTTTGACTAGTCAAGCTCTTGCTGGAGGTCAGCAGAGAATAGGACAAGCAGCACAACCTTTTGACATAAACGCTCTTCGTGGACAGTTTGCCGGTCAAGTAGGTGGCCTGTTGTCTCAACAGCCTTCCTATCAATTAGGTCAACTGGGTGCTCAAGCTTATGGAATGGGTACTCAAGCGTTAGCTCAGTCTCCAATCATGGGAGCTGGTGCTACTAACTTAGGTTTGGGATTAGCACAACAAGGCGCAGGAATGCTGACGGGTGGAGGAGCTTCTTCCGGTATAGGAAATTTAGCTGGTACAGCTCTTGGGATGGGCACTTCCGCTTTAGGAAGAGTGTCTCCTGCAACAGCGGGTGTTGACGTTACGGGAACTAGGCTTACCAGCTTAGGTAGTCAACTTCTTGGACAACAACCTTCAGCAGCTATTGGTCAGTTTGGTCAACAAGCTTTGGGCATGGGCGCTCAAGGGTTAGGACAACAAGCACCTGACGTAACTCAAACATTTGCTGGAATTAACGCCCCTAGTATTAGAACAGGTGCTGGTGACTTAGCATCTACTAGCCTTGGTTTAGGTATGGCTGGTCTAGGGACAGCAGCTCCTTCAGATATTGAAGCGTTGCGCGGTCAGTACGGTAGCCTAGCTGGACAAGCTGCTGGTGGTTTGTTGACAGGCACAGCACAACGAGAAGCTGACATATACAACCGCATAAGAGCAGCACAGACTCCTGAAGAACAACGTCAGCGTTTAGCTCTTGAGGAACGCCTAGCGGCTCAGGGACGCTTAGGTACGTCCTCAGCAGCCTATGGCGGTGCTACACCAGAACAGCTAGCTCTTGAGACTGCACAGTCTGAGGCACGTAACAGAGCCTCTCTAGCAGCTATGGAGCAAGCAAGAGCAGAACAACAACAGCAACTTGCTACAGCTCAAACTTTAGGTGGTATGGCTGGTCAGTTTGCTGGTATTTCTTCTGACTTACAATCAGCAGCACAACAAAGAGCTTCTCAGCTAGCACAATTAGGTCTTTCAGCAGAACAAATTCAATCACAAATGGATGCTGAAGGTTTTGGACGACAGATGCAACTAGCTGGTGCAAATTTACAAGCACAACAAGCTCAGTCCTCTTTACAGTCTGAAGCTCAAGCAAGAGCTAGCCAACTTGCACAGCTTGGTTTGTCTGCTGAGCAGATTCAGTCTCAGTTGCAGTCCGAAGG